TACTTCTGGATAATTCATATTTTGTAAATCTTCATCTTTAAAAGTAATTAAAAGGTCTGAAATTATTTCTACATCTTTTTTTTCTGCTCTATATAAATGCACACTCATTATCTACCCCATTTAATATCTCTTACTGTGAGTGCAGAAAATTCCATGCCTTTATCACCAGAAAAAAATCTCTGCTGAGAGTTATCTGTGGTTGTTCTTCCAGATGTTTTGCTAAAATTACCCCAGTGTGATGTAACAGTTAGAACTATTTTTGCTGTTGTAGTATTATCTGTAATTTTATAGTCATTTATTGTTCCATAAAATAATAAAAATGGGTCAGATATTAAAGCTAAATTAGTATCTAAAAAACCTCTATAAATATGTACATCATCATTTATGATATTTTCATTTAAAGCTACAGATAAATAGGTTTGGTCAACAGCAGATAGACTAATAATCAATGAATTTTTGGTAGGTTTGTTTGTTTCGCTTACTGCACTTATATTTTTTAAATGCCCATTAGCTGAATATGTTCTTGAACTACCAGAAACACTAGATGTTAGGTCAAAACTTGCATTAGTTAAATAAATTGGTGTAGCAAATCCAAATTCTAATAGAATTACTGGTTCTATAATACCAGTTGCTAGTTCTGTTTTAACTGCACTTGTTAAACCTCTAGCCATTTACAAACTTTCTCTTACATCAAACTCATAAGTAAATAATAAATTACCATCTTTATCACTTTGTCCTGCATTAAATTCTTGAACATCACTAGTTAAATAAACTGTAAATGGCACTGAATCATAAGTAACAGAACTATTATCTGCTAATGCTTCCCTCAATGGTGGCTCTATAGTAACTGTAGAAGCATTACTTGATGATGTTGCATCTTCTACAACCATATAAACTTTACTATGTGCAAACTTAATAAAATCCCCTGCCTTTAGCCTTCCTGCACCATCTCCTGCAAAACCATCTATTGCTATTGTAGTGTCTGCAACTGCATGAACTCCATTAACTAATAATGTACCAGTTTCGTTACCTTGTGCATTTAAATAGCTTGGGAATGTTACAGTAAAGTTTTCTTGTCTACTTCTTTGCTTCATTATAAATGCCATTACTGGTGCAAAATCTGCTCTAGTCATAGGTGGATATTGTATTGTAAAGCTAAAATGTTGTCCTTGAATTTGCCTTCTAAATGTCTTGCCACTATCAGTTTCACTAAACAAAGTTTTTTGATTACTTTTAAGATTAACTGCAACAAAATTAGTTTTTGGTAATGCTCCACTCATACTATTGCCATTTTACCCTTTTCATTCATTGCACTGTTTATAATATTTACTAGTGTACCTCTACTATTTACTAATAATTCATTAAATCCTCTTGCATCAACAGTATTTATATTAAAATTCACTGTAACTGGTTGGTTCATACTTCCAAGTTTGTTGTTTGGTACAACATTTGAAGGTCTATCTGGAACAACTAATTCTGCACCTGCTTCACCAACCATATATGGCTCACCTTGATTCATGCGACCACCAAGTCTACGACCTTGATATTTTGTTTGTGCTATACTTGCAACTTGTACTGCTCCTAATGCACCAATTAAGACTGCTAAAGGTATATTACCAACTGATAAAGCTTTTGTAACACCAGTTGCAGTGTTCATAATTGCTTGTGCCATTTTTAATGCTTTATCTACCTTAAAAGCTGTTTTATTACTTTGTGCTAATTGCGAAACTAATTCTCTACCAGTTTTTATAGCCAAATCTTTTTGTTGTGCTGAACTTAATTTTTCTAATTGTATTTTATGTGCATTTCCAGTAGCAATCGCTTGTAAATTGTCATCTATTAGCTTCTTTTGTATTCTAGCTTGTTCATCTGCTGTTTCTTTTGCAATTCTCAATGTTTCAGTTGCATTTATTCTAGCAAGTTCGGCTTTTAATTCATCATGACCTTGTATTCTTTGAATTTCTTTTTCATTCATTTCTTTTTGTAATTCAAATTCAGTATTTAATTGTTCTCTCAATGGATTTATTGGGTCAATAAGTTCAGAACCAGTCATACTTCTATCAAGTTGATTTCCTTGCCCCATTTCTGAGCCAGTCATAAATTTTTTATTTAATTCTTCTTCTTTCTTGATAAGTTCATCAATTTTTTTAATTTCTTTGATTAATTTGTCTTGACGTTCTGCTGTTAAAAATACTTGTCTATTTTTTCCAACATTTTGTTCTTCAATAGCTTTTGTTAGTTCTTTTTCTTTTTCAATCTGAGAATTTACTAATTCTAATTCCCTTTGAAATAATTCTAATTGTTCTCCTTTTGCTTTTGAAATAGCAAGTTCAATTAGTTTCTTTTTTTCTAATAATTTAGTGAGTTTCCTATTTGGCTCTATACCACCTGCTACTGCATCATTCATTTCAGTAAATGCAACTGCAATTCCAATCAATGCACCAATAACAGTTGTCTTAGTTACTTTTGCAAATGCTAACAAAGAACCTCTAGCAATCATAATATTTTTGGATAATGTCAAAAAGGCTGTTGCAATCTTACCTACAATAACACCCAAACCAATAGCTTTAATTGTTTCAAAATTATCAGCTAAAAACCTTACTGCTTCGCCAGTTGCAATTACTGCTTCTGATAACCCCTTGCCTACAGCTTTTGCAATTCTTTCTATCGTATCTTCATTGTCTTGTAATGCCTTATCTAATGCCCCAAATTCTTGTTTTAAACCAACAAAAAAACTTTGTGCCACAACCTTTTGAAAATTAAAGAACTTATCACCAATCATTGATAAAGTTCCCTCTAGGGTGTTGGCTAAATCACTAGTTGCATTAGCAAACCTACCATCTTTACCAAAAACCTTTCTAAAAGCTTCTGCTGTTTCTTCTGCTGTAACTGTTGCTCCTGCTTTAAATCCTAGTAAATCTCTAACACCTCTTTCTCTAAAAATGTCTGCACTAGCTACACCTGCTGAAAATGACCTTTGTATTTGCTCTGCTGTAGTTCTAAAATCTAACCCAGTAACAGATGCAACCCTACCAGTAATTTCTAATATTTCTGATAGTTCTTCTGCATTTTTACTTACAACTGCAAGATTACCTGCCCCTGCTTGTATCTGCTCAAGACTAAAAGGTACTTTACCTGCAAATTTAGCCATAACATCAAAGGCTTTTGCACCTTCTTCAACACTGCCAAATAAAAACTTTAGTCTAATTTGTAGGGATTCAACTTGCTTACCAACATCAACAAATGATTTTATGGCAACACCTGCACCTAATCCAATAAGTGCATTTCTTAAATTAAATACTGCATTTTTAAGACCATCTACACCTTTAGTGGCAGATTGCATAGCTTGTCTAGTCTTGTCCTTTGCTATGATGTCTATGTTTACGTCTTTAGTTGCCACGTTTTGCCCTTGCTAATCTTTCTTGTCTATCTCGTTCTTCGCTTTGAATTTGATAATATGCTAACCACATATTAAACTCGTAAACTGTCATTTGCAAGATTTCGGCTACTGTCTTATGAAGTTTTTCAGCTAAACTAAAAATATTATGTAGTTCTACATCATTCTTTAGTTTTTTTTATAATCTTCAATATCTGTGTTACCAGTACCCATAATTCTAGTAGCAACATCAGCAATTATATTTGTATCAGCTTTAGTTTTGAATTTTAGTATATGACTTGCATTGAACATTTTATTGCCATCTTTTGTTAAAGCTTTTTCAATAATTACATCAATTAATACTATTAGGTCTGTTCCACTTGCACCTTTAAATATCTTTTGTTTTTCAAGCATATTAAATGGTTTACAATAAATTGCTTTATCGCCAACTAATCCCCATTCGGGTACTTCAATAACTTGTGTGTCAAGTGTACTGAAATGGTCTTTTATACCATCAAAATAATCAATATTTTCAGACATTAGACAGTTCCGATAGTAATACCACCAGACCCTTGTAATGCAACAGTTCTAGTTGTTACACCATCTAATGTAACACCTACTGACATACTTGTAACAATACCAGTGCCACTAAAGCTTTCATCACCACTTGAATTACCTTCTGGTAAAAATACAAAGCTTAGACTTGAACCTTGTGTTAAAGATGCTTGTTGAGCATTTGTTTCATCATAATTCATATCAATAGATGCAGTGAATGTACCCCTGCCAACTAAAAATGATTTATTAGAATCCTCTAATGCTGTAGTTTCAACAACGTCATGTGTTGTATCTAAAGTATATCCAGTAACATTGCCGATAGCTGTGCCACCAACAGTTATTACTCCTTCTTTACCATGATGTGTAGCCATTTAGACCTCCTTTGCTTCTGGTTCAGATGTTTCTTCTGCTTTTTTTGCAGACTTTTTATCTTCTAATTTATAGCCTAATTTTATGTAATGGTCTATATAATCTTCGGTAACAGTAATTATATCTTTACCTTTTTTCATTGTAACGTCTTTAGCCATTATGCACTCCCTCTAGTAAATTCATATAAAACCCTTGCAGTAATTCTAACACCACCATAAGGATAAATTGTACCTTCGTCAGTTGATGCTTCAATAATTTGTGTATCTAAAGCATTTCCATTTCTTGTAACATCATTATCTAATGTTTCTTCAATAACTTCAATCAGTTGATTTCTTTTTGTGTCAATATTTGTATCTGTGCCTTTAGCAAATGCAACTATTAAAAAATCTATTGTTCCAGTATATGTGCCAGAACCAGTAACACCTATACTTGCAACTTCCCTTGTTTCATCACCACTTTGAACAAATAAAGCAGGAAATTGGGCATCAGATAATTCTTCAACTTCAAAAGGCTCTCTAGTAATTTTTTTAAACTCAATAGGACTTGTAACAGCATCAAGTTTAGTAATTATATCACCTGCAATATTTTCTCTTTTGCTCATATACCCATTTCTTTGAAATAAAATTTAGAAAATTCTGCTTTTAATTTATCTTCTTCTTTATTTCCTATTGAGAAAAATGGTCTAGTAATTCTACGTTTACCAACACCTAAAGAATCATGATAACTTGCAATCTTTGCTCTTTCCATATTTGAAAAAAACAATGTGCTTTTTAAACCACCAGTTCTAAAATCTAAACTTCTAAACATTTTGCCAGTATCAGTAAGGTCTACAAAACCAGTTTGTCTACCCCTCTTTTTTCGGCTTCTGATAGTGCCTTTTGCATATCCTCGCATTTTACCACCATCTGGTAGTTTACCTGCTTGTGTTCGCTTTGTAATCATTAGAATAGCCATATTAGAAACTCTTTTCAAACCCTTACTAATAACTGACTTTTGTTTTCTACTTAATTTTTTTAAAAAATTAGTAATTTCTACAGTATTAACATCAACTTTGACATCTACTGCCATTATCTTACCAATCTTAAACTATGTAAGGGTTCTTTCTCGGAATCGCTGACTGTA